TCGGTTTGAACATGGTGAAAAAGGAGCGTTATGAGTATCGTTTGGTCATTCAGTAGCCTGAAAACATTTCAACAGTGCCCTAAGAAGTACTACCACACTAAGATAGCCAAGGACGTTGTTGAACCTGATACACAGGCAACACTGTATGGAAAGACAGCTCATACTGTGGCGGAAGAATACATCCGTGATGGAGTGCCGATCCCTGAACAGTTTGCGTATATGCAAGCTACCCTAGACGTTTTAAAGGACATCCCCGGAGAGAAGTTATGCGAAGTAAAACTTGGGTTGACGAAGAACTTAGAGTCGTGCGGATTCGATGCTCCAAATGTATGGTGGCATGGGGTAGCGGATTTGGTGATTATCAACCGGACGACAGGGACGGCACACTCCATAGATTACAAGACAAGCAAGAGTGCGAGATATGCGGATGTGAAGCAACTGGATCTTGTCGCTTGTGGATTATTCGCCAAGTTTCCGGAGATTCGGAAGGTGAAGTCAGCCCTATTATTTGTAGTCAGCAAGGAATTCGTGAGGGCTATGCACTACTCAGAAATGGTAAAGAAATATATTGAGCCCCCTGCCCGAGATGTTGCAAGAATTGAGGCGGCGTTAGAAAATGGGGTATGGAATCCAATCCAAGGCCCACTGTGCAAGTTTTGCTCGGTGAGAGAATGTGAATACAACAGGAACTAACATGCCCTACGTAAACAAACCCCGACCCTACAAAAAAGAATATCAGCAGCAGATCGAGCGTGGTGAAAGCCCAGCTCGCTTAGAACGTCAGCGTGCTAGAGAAGGTATAGATAAAAAGAATGCAGACCAAAACAAAGATGGACGTGCCGACGTCCGTGAAGGAAAAGATGTTGCTCATATCAAGGCACTATCTAAAGGTGGCACAAATGGAAACGGAGTCAAACTCCAAGCCCCATCAGCAAACCGATCGTTCAAGCGTGGCTCAAACCACAAAGTAGTATCAGAAGTAAGCACCAAGGAACGTAAGAAAAAATGAACCTATCAGAGTATACGTGGCCTCGTCCCCCGGGGTTCACGCCGTTCGAACATCAGAAGACAACAGCAGAGTTCCTTACAACAAACCGCAAGGCGTTCTGCTTTAACGAGCAGGGTACAGGTAAAACAGCATCAGTTATTTGGGCTGTCGACTACCTGATGGCTATTGGATTAGTGAAGCGTGTATTAGTGATCTGCCCTTTGTCAATCATGAAGTCGGCTTGGCAAAATGATTTATTTAAGTTTGCAATTCACCGTACCGTATCAGTCGCTTATGGAGCCGCACGTAAGCGCAAAGAGATTATTAGCCTTGGTGCCGAGTTCGTTGTCATCAACTTCGATGGTGTGGGCATCGTCAAGAAAGAAATCATGGCGGGTGGGTTTGATCTCATCGTAGTAGATGAGGCGTCAGCTTATAAGAACGCGCAGACTGAGCGTTGGAAAGACCTACGAGACCTAACAAAAGTTATCAAGGGCTTGTGGATGCTGACGGGTACGCCTGCCGCACAGTCGCCTGTGGATGCTTACGGATTGGCAAAGCTTGTGAACCCCAAAGGTGTGTCACCTTTCTTTGGTCAGTTCCGAGACACTGTGATGATGAAGCTCACCATGTACAAGTGGATACCCAAGCCAACCGCACAGCTCATCGTGCATAAAGCGTTACAGCCAGCCATTCGGTTTGAGAAAGCCGACTGCCTTGATTTGCCGCCCGTTACATTTGTTGAACGAGACGCACCATTAACACCGCAGCAGTTAAAGTTCTACAACATACTGAAGAAGCAGATGCTGATTGAGGCCGCTGGCGAAGAAGTATCAGCCGTTAACGCCGCTGTTCAAATTAACAAACTCTTGCAAATAGCTGGAGGTGCGGTGTATACAGATACGCACGAAGTAGTTGAGTTTGACGTGAGCAGTAGGCTCAACGTAGTTCAAGAAGTCATTGAAGAGTCAAGCCACAAGGTGCTCGTGTTTGTTCCGTTCACGCACACCATAGAATTGCTCGAGAAGCATTTGCAGAAACACAACATCACGTGCGAGGTAATTAACGGCTCGGTTTCTGTAAACAAACGCTCAGATATTGTCAAGCAGTTTCAAGAGCAACCGGAACCAAAAGTATTAATCATTCAGCCGAAGGCGGCATCACACGGGTTAACACTAACTGCCGCTAACACAATCATTTGGTATGCTCCATGCACAAGTGTTGAAACGTACTTGCAAGCCAACGCACGTATCGATCGCCCCGGTCAAGTTAACAACATGACTGTGGTGCATATCACGGGTAGCCCCATCGAAGCCAAGATGTACACGATGCTTCAAGGCAACATCAACAACCATCAAAAAGTAATTGATCTGTACAAGCAAGAAATTTCTTTGGAAACTCTTGACAATGTAAAAAGTTAGAGTACACTTGTATTTGTGTGGCAGTGGTGGGTAACGGGTTAGCGCCGTTACATTTGCCTCCTAATGTTTTGGAATCCACTGCTTTATGTGAACTGCCACTGCTACACACCCAACCATTAGGAGAATCAGATGGACGAAGAAGTCAAGGATAGAGTCACCCCCATGGATTTGGACAAGCTGACCACAATCTATATCAAGATCAGAGACAAGCGTGCCGACAACAAGCGCATGTTTGAAGCTGAAGACAACGATCTCAAAGAGCAGATGGAAGTGCTAGAAGCACAGATGCTCGATGTATGTAAAGACATGAATGCTGATAGCATTCGCACCCCACACGGCACAATTATTCGTTCGGTAAAGTCACGGTACTGGACGAATGATTGGGATTCAATGTACGACTTCATAGAGGAGCATGGTGCATTTGGCCTGTTAGAGAAGAGACTTCATCAAACAAACATGAAGGAGTTTTTATCTGAGAATCCCACAGTTCTTCCACTTGGCCTCAATGTGGAGAATGCTTATACCGTGGTTGTTAGACGTTCTAAGGAAAAATGAAATGAGTGATCTCACTATTCTCAACCAAGACCTCCCCGACTTTCTGCAAACTGCAGGGGTTAGTGAGCTTACAAAACAACTCGCCGGTAAGTCTGGCGTTAAGCGCATCGTGCCTAAAAACGGAATCTTCCGTAAGACGGTCGGCGGTGAAGAGATGGGCAAAGTCAAGGGCAACCTGAATGCCATCATCGTTAATGCGTCCCCTGCTGTGGGTCGTATCTTCTATGCAAAAGCATGGAGCCCTGATGCTGAGCCGACTGCGCCCGACTGTTTCTCTAATGATGGTCGTACGCCCGATGAAGGTTCATCAAATAAACAAGCTGAGCGTTGCGATAACTGCACCCAAAACACCAAAGGTTCAGGTATGGGCAACTCAAAGGCTTGCCGTTACTCACGTCGCATTGCGCTCGTGTTGGAAGAAGACTTCGGTACTTCACTCGAAGGCGAAGTGTATCAAATGAACTTGGCATCCAAGTCGTTGTTTGGTGACGGACAAGGCGACAACTCGCACACATTTGAGAACTACTCTAAGTACTTAGCCAACAACGGCAAGAGCTTGGACTACGTTATTACGCAGATCAGCTTTAATGAAGAGAACGATAACCAGTCAGTGTTGTTCACACCAACACGCTTCATTAAACAACCTGAGTATGCTGTGACTAGCGAAGTAGCTAAGAAGCCTGACGTGCTGAAGATGGTCGTTATGACACCATACCAAGCAGACATGGCGGGTAAGCAAGCCAAGTTAGAAGCACCAAAAGCCGCCGCGCCTAAAGCTGAGTCTCCTATTGAGGAACCCACTAAGCGTGAAAAGAAAGCCGACCCTAAACCCACAACCAAGAAAGACCTTGACTCTGTGGTGAAGGCTTGGAGCGACGAGGAGTAAATATGTCCTATGGTTACAGCCAACGCTTAGTTGACTCCATTAAAAACGATGATTCTAAGTCGTTGGGTGTGGCTTTAGGAAAGTTCATACTCCGTAACAATATTCCGGTCGCCGAAGTATCAGAAGCCCTAGGGGTAAGTCGAATGACGATTTACAACTGGCTGATTAAAGATACCCACCCCGCAAAAGAAAACGGCGTTCGGATTATTGGATGGATGAGAGCCTACAAAAAAGCCCAAAGAAACACAAAAGAAAAAAATGTCCCACTTTGATCTACTTGATACAGTACTGCCACCGGAAGGGCGCTACTGTGTGATGGGGATTGGTAAGTATCCTGACCAAAATTTTGTAGATACTAAGGAAGAGGTTGAAGAGCTAGCGCAGCAGTTTGTTTCACGCAAGATTGACGTATTCTTTGGATGCGCCAAGTACGGCTCGTTGAACAACCGCACTCATGAAAATGCAAAATACTTCCGTGCTCTGTGGATGGACATTGACTGTGGCCCAACCAAAGGTGTACCCGATAAAAAAGGCATTATCAAGGGCTATCTCGATCAGCAAACCGGACTCGATGAGTTCAAGAAGTTCTGCATTGCGGTCGGCTTACCAAGGCCAATACTAGTAAGTTCCGGTTACGGCATACATGCGTACTGGCTATTAGAAGAAACAGTGTCTCGCCGAGAGTGGGAGCCACTAGCCAACAGGCTTCGTGAATTGTGCGTTGAGCAGGGATTAATTGTGGACTCCTCAGTCTTTGAGGCTTCACGTATCCTGCGCATCCCCGGCACATTCAATTTCAAGCAGGAAGAACGCAAAGAGGTAACAGTACTAAATGAACTGACGCCTCGCATGACATACCAAGAAGTTAAAGACTTGCTTGGTGCGCCTGAACCAAA